ATAGGTAATGCAAGACAGATTGCGGCTGCTGGAGGTCAATCAATAAAGGTCGCTGCAAATCAAATACAAACAATAGTTAGAACATCTGTAAACCAAGTACAGAATCAGGCATCACAGGCTGTATATGCAGCTAACAGCAAAGTTGCACCTAAATATGAATATGTTGCAACGCTGGATTCAAGAACTAGCGGAATATGCAAAAGGCTTGATGGAAGAAAGTTTGAATACAACAAAGGCCCTACACCGCCACAACATTTCAACTGTCGATCTACTACTGTCCCTGTTGTTGATTACGAAGGACTTAGTAAAAGAAAGGAATTTGAGGATCTAAAGCCCCCATCTAAAGGTAAAGTTGTTACCCGACCCACAGGAGAGGGGACTGGTAGAGTACCACAGGACACTCAGTATGGTGACTGGCTTTTAGGGCAAGACAAAAAACTAAAGGTCAAGACTTTGGGTAATGAACAGAAGGTCAGATATTTTGAACGCTTGGCAAAGAAGGAAGGGTCAGGACAGAAGGCCATAAGAAAGATGATTAGAGAAGATGGTAGTGAGAGAAGTCTTGCTGATTTACAAAAGCTTTATGGTAAGCCCAATAATATTACATTAAAAACAAAAACTCCTAAGCCTGTCGCAAAACCTGTTGAGTTTAAGAGAAGGCTTGCAGATTCTAGTCCAGACCAATTAAGAAAAGATGGTAAAGCCATCATTGATGAGGTCGGAGGCATTGATGTCAAGAAACTTATAAAACTTGAAGATGAGTTTAAGGTTGCGGCAAAGCAAGCTGGCAAAGATATGGGTGCAATGGACAAATTTGAAAAAGCAAAGAAAAAATACTTTGATTTCAGAGACAAGTTTGAGGCTAAAATGGCCAAGATTAAAGAAAAAATGCTTGAAACTTCATTGACAGATGTACAAGTCGATAAGTTTGCTAATCAGGTAAATATTTCTAGTTCTTTTACTGGTTCTGAACAGGCACAGATTAAAAGCATCTTTAGAGAGTATATAAGATTGTTTAATGGTGCTGGATTTACTGAGGCAGCTAATGGTGTTCCAGCTGCTAACACTGTTGGTAAAGCTAGGAGAGCCTCTTGTACTTTTTGGAAGGGTAAGTTCTCTACAAGCGTTAATAGACAAGGGGTTGTTAATAAATCAACTACTTTCCATGAAATAACCCATATTGTAGAAGTGGCAAATCCAAAGCTTAACAAGTACATGAATGAATGGAAGTTTAATCAAGCTTTTGGTGAAAGGGGTGCAACCAAAGTAAGTAAGGAGTTGAGAGATAAATTTATGGCTAAACCAAGATCCCCTGCAAGTTGGGAAATGACAGAAAAATTAGAAAAGCCTGTATATACACTCAGAAGTATTACAGGAAATACTGGATATAGAAGTAGTGAAGTTGCTTTCCTTGATAAATACAAAGACGCATACATGGGAAAGGTCTACGATATGTTTGATTATGACTACAGCTACATCAAAGGCAAAATAAATCCATCTGAAGTTTTAACTATGTCAATTCAAGAATTTGCTGACCCTTCACTTATGGGTAAATTGTACAGAACACACCCAGATTTATTTGAGTTAGTAGTCGGTATGTCTAGGGCAGGGAATCTATAGAGTTAGGGTAACTTGCTAAATCTTTAACAGCTTGCTGTCTTGATTTTTCTGGTATTTTTACATTTGCCAAACCAACAGAACCTATTGCTGCTGTTATGACATCTGCAATATCACAGAAATCTGGTTTAAAAATATGTCCATGTACACCCATTAGTCCCTCATAGACATCATTCTCCCAAAGATCAACGGCATCTTTTGAACCTACAGCCTTTGCTGTTTTTTTAGAATGTTGAATTTCAATTTCCCCTAATGGGGTGGTGATAGTTATGGTAAGCATAATTTAAGTCTACTGCTAAAAGACTCAAAAGGAAGTAATATAAAGACAGCTACTTTTAAACATCATGGCTCCAATGGGGAAAGGGACTTATGGTTCTAAGGTCGGTAGACCACCAAAAAAGAAAAAAGTTAAAAAAGGAGGCAAAAAATAATGGGTTATCAGTTTACAAAACAAGGTGAAGAACCTAAGAAAGCCAAAAAGAAAACCAAAAAGTGAAAAGAAAATTCCGCAAGGTAGCGAAAGATAAAAAAACTGGCGTTGCTAAGAAATACCTTAGTGGGGCTAAGAACAAAGGCGCAAAAGCAGCTGAGATTAAACGCACTGCGGAAGCTTACAAAAGAGGTGAGTTTATTGATATAAAGGCAGTATCTAAATCACGCACAAAACAAGATGGCTCCAAAAAGAAAACCACTAAGCGAAAAAGTAAAAAGTAGCTTAAAGAAAAAGGCAGAGGGTACTAAGTTTAAATATGGCGAACTTGCTGCTGTATATAGAAAAGGACAAGGTGCTTATTTGTCATCTGGTTCCAGAAACGTGCCTATGGCTGCGTGGGCTATGGGTCGAGTTAATAGCTATATGAGGGGTGACAAAGCTAGAACTGCTGATATGGCTATTTATAGAAGATACAGAAAATGAGTATTAAAAAAGGTGGACATACATTTGAAAGAGTTGATAAGCCTATTAGAACTCCAAACCATAAAAGCGGCAAAAGTCATGCTGTAGTTATCAAACAAGGTGATGGATATAAGTTGATTCGTTTTGGTATGCAAGGAGCAAGAACTAAACCCCCAAGAAAAGGCGAAAGTGCAGCGGATAAGGCAAAACGCAAAAGTTTTAAGGCTCGACACGCTAAAAATATTGCAAAAGGTAAGACCTCTGCGGCTTATTGGGCTGACAAAGTAAAATGGTAAGTTATTATTTATATTAATTATTGTTAAAATTTTTTTATGGCAGACGAAGTAATCAAGCCTGATAATTCAGCGGAAATGGCTGCATTGAAGGCAGAAGTTGAAAGACTAAGAAAATCTAACACTGAAATATTAGATGATTACAAGAAAGCTAAGGAAGCTGCAAAAGCTGTACCTCAAGATGTAGATGTTAATGCTTTAATCGCTTTTAAGCAGAAAAAAGAACAGGAAGAGCTTGAGGCTAAGGGTAGATATGAGGAAGCTACAGAAAAACTAGCAGCGCAATATAGACAAGCAGAAGAACAGCAAAAACAAAGAATACAGGAGCTAGAAAATAGACAAAGACAATTAGAAGTCGAAGCTCCAGCAGTAACAGCACTTGCTGATGTTGTACACGACCCTCAATATGTATTGAGCCGTATAAGCAAGGAACAGCTTGCTAGGGAATCAGATGGCACAGTTGTTGTCGTTGATGGGTATAACAGAACACCAGTAAAAGAGTGGGCAATGTCCAAAATGCCTCAATGGGTGCAGAAGAATCCAAGACCTCAAGGCGGTGGAGCTACCACAACAAAGGTACAGACTGAGTTTGTTGCAACTGATAAAAACCCATTTGCAAAGGAGTCATTCAACCTCACAGAGCAAGCTAGGTTATACAGAACAGATATTAATAAATATAATATGCTCAAAAACGCAGTTACAGGTTAGTATATAGACAACGTGGTTGTGCCATGTCAGAGGTTGTGCCTCGAAGTAAACATTCTTATTAATTCACATGGCGACAGTTCGCAGTGATTTAATCATTCCAGAGGTGTTTACACCCTATTTGATTGAGGCTACTACACAGACAGATAGCTTTCTTCAAAGTGGGGTTGTGCAACCTTTGGCTGAATTAAATCTTTCAGCAGAAAGAGGTGGCGACTTTGTAAAAATCCCATCATATTCTGCAAACTTATCAGGTGATTTTGAAGTTCTT